GGTATCCAATATCGGTGTAGTTGCTGCTGATGTTACTGGTGTTGGTACTGCTCGGCAATTATTAGCAGCAGCATCGTTCGCTTGTTGATTAATTTTGAATAAAGACAAACGTACATAAAACTGTTGCCAAGCACAGTGGGTTGTGTTAAGATATGATCTCGGTCAGTACGGTGGGACGTGCAGCTAGACAATAGCAGGACAAGGTTCGAATCCAAACCGAGATTTTTATAGTAAATACAGGAGTTATTATGATTGTATTATATTTCCTCATCATGTTTGTTGCTTTCATGGGGTTTTTACATCTCACGAAGTAAGAAATTGTTGTAATTCCGGCAAAACAAAGGCGGGCAACACGGCGGTTCGATTCCGCCCAGCTCCACCAAAAGCATATACTGACTGGTATCGGCAGTAGTCAAAAGGTCTTTGTATGTTTCTGATGGGGCTGACCAGGTTTTCGATTGCGCGAGATAGTGGAGCAGGCAACACAGTAGGCGATGACTGTAAATCAAGCAAAACAAAATAAATGCAAATGACGAAAGTTACCGCATTGCAGCCTAAGTAAAGGCCGCTAGGGTTTTTGGTAGTTTATCCTCGTAACAGAATAAAACTACCACCAACAAAAAGGTAAAAAATGCACAAATACATCCTCAACCTTTCTCATTTTTTTATTGCACTCTTGTTAGTCGGTTACATACCAAATAAAGATGTAGTAGAAGATATATCATACCTGCAAGAGAGTATTGAAGCCAAAGAAAAGAAAGCCTTTCTTAAAAAAGAAGTGCAATGTTTAGCTGAAAATATATACTTTGAAGCCTCAGGAGAATCTAAAGAAGGTAAACACGCCGTTGCTCAAGTCACTATCAATAGGGTAATGAACAAAAATTATCCAAAAACTGTATGTGGTGTAGTAACACAGAAGTACAAAAACATTTGCCAATTCTCATGGAACTGCAATAATGTTATCAGAAAGTTCAACAAAAAAGCTTGGGAAGAAAGTATGAAAATAGCAGAATTCCGTTATTTTCAGAACAAGAAAGTCACTTTACAAAACGCACTATATTTTCACAATACGACGATTGAACCGCCATATTGGGCAGAACAAAAAAGAGTGGTGAATAAGATCGGCAATCATATATTTTATGCAGACATTTGAGTCCGGTTGTAGTATACTGGTCTTGATGATTTTTTAAAGAAAAGAGGTGTATCATCGCAACTAAAGAAGAACAAAGAAAGTTCAGCGAAATTATAGATTCGTTGGTATGGGAAAAAGATATTACTTATATGGATGCGGTAATTCTGCACTGCCAGGAAACTAATTTTGAAATAGAACTTGCAGCAACACTATTGACTGCACCAATCAAGGCCATGATTAATGAAGAGGCACAGGCCGCCAATCTAATGAAGAAAGTGAATAAATTGCCGATATGAGTGAAACTGGTGGTTATGAAGCATTCTGTTTGTACAATGCACTAAAACTGCATTTTACGACAAAATATGATTTCGTGAAATATTCTGGAAAAACTTCAGTATCAAAAGATAGTTTTATGCTGAGAAAAGATAAGTTTTCTTTTTATAAAATCTCCAGAAAATACAATAGAGAAGACATGTTTGGTTTCTTCGTGGCCAATCTCTTGGAGAAACCTACCTTGTGGGCAGGAGAATTATTGTCAGAAGATGCGGAATCTGTCTATAAAGTTTGGTTAAAGACTCAACAATCTTTGTCGTATATTTTCGAGCAGAATCTTTCATATATGCTAGATGAAATTGAGTCGCCAGAGGAGTTATTGAAAGTCGTTGACGGACAATATCCAATACTGTATAATATGCATCTGATGAATAAAGTCAGTCTTGAAACTGTGATGATACTCGACGATATTATGAACTTCATGCCCATGTGGTCGAAGAAAATTGAAGATGATATTATTTTCCCAGACTTTGTAAAGAGGTGTCAGAAGTATAAACCATTTCTAAATTATGATAAAGTGAAGTTCAAGAATATGCTAAGAGACAAGATTTGTCAGGCCGCATAATCGTCTAAATATCGGTAATAACTTTCATTTGGATATCATGCAATCATTTAAAACATTCATTACTGAACAAGAACTAATTTCCGAAAAAGTATTATCTATCGGTCTTAATCCAGAGCATGAACAGTTCAGGGAAAAGCACCGACAGCAAATCCACGATGTTATTCACAATTCATATAAGAATGTAGAGGGTGGTTATGGTGGTCAAGGCTCAGGCTCCAAGAAAGAATCTGATGCAATTCATAGTGACATTACACACTCTGTCATTAAGGCTACGAAGCGCGGAGATAAGATAACCGCGGTTAATCTTTATAAGAAACAACACGGTAGAAAGTCCATTGCTTCAGGAACAGACGGATCAGAGCAAGGTAAGCATGATTGGAAGAAGACCAAGATGGAAGACCATGAGCAGAAACGTGCATGGGGTGAAATCTCTGGTGCAGCAGAAAAGATTCAGCGTAAGATGGGAGTGCCTGTTATTCCTAATAATAAAGTAGGTAAACTACTTAACAAGGACATTAACCCACACGAAGGCGGCGAACACTACGAACGCAAGATCGGTGGCGAGACTCACACGAAAGTTGCCATGGGGCATCCAAAAAGTGATTGACAAGCCAGTAAAAGTGTGATATAATCTCCTTAAGGGAGATAAATTATGAAAAAAGTGATTGTTTATTGCCACGGCTACGGTTCGAATCCTAATACGGACAAACTGCAACAACTAAAAGATGCAGGATTTGATGCGTACTGTTTCCATGCATGTATAGATCCTGTAGTTGCATTTGATAGTATCAGCAACGAAATCGATATGATGCTGCTCGATTATCTACATCAGGATATTGAACTTATCTTTGTTGGAACTTCTCTCGGTGGCTGGATGGCTTCTAAACTGGCTCTAGCGTATGATTGCCGGGCAGTTATTATCAACCCGGCGTATAATTCAAAAGAATCTCTGGCGAAGTATGGCATTCACGAAGAAATCCGAAACAAGTATACTAAGTTGGAAGTATACTGGAGGTTTCATTATTTCTTTGCTGAAAAAGATGAAGTTCTGGATCATTCAGATTGTCTTGAAGACGTAGTATCTGGGGGATGCGCTTATAATATTGTTCCCGGTGCAGACCATAGATTCAACGAACACTTTCATTTGGTCATCGATTACTTGAAGAGTATGTGATATGATTGACAAGATTTATGTAGACATGGATGGTGTACTGTCAGACTTCCATAAGCGGTATAAGGAAGTATTTCGTCGGGATCCATCGGAAACAACAAAGAAAGAGTTTCATTCCCTTTTTGATGAGTTCATTGACGGTAGAAACTTTGCCACATTGGACTTGTATCCCGGCGCACTAGACTTGATTTCTTATCTGAATTCTGTTAAAATCCCCAAAGAGATTCTTTCTTCCACGGGGTATGAGTCTGTTTTTGAAAAAGTCTCACATCAAAAACAAGAATGGTTGAATATACATAATATTAATTATAAGGCAAACTTTGTACCAGGTAAAAAATTCAAGTACAAATATGCTACTCCAAATTCTATAATCATCGACGACACACAATCTGTTATTGATGATTGGAATAAAGCAGGGGGGATTGGTATTCTACACAGGGATGCAATCTCTACCGTCTCCACATTGAAAATGTATATTAGGTGAACCTATATAATACATATTATGTTTTATGTGGATAAATCGCAATACATTTAATACAACGACAATACGAAAGGTTATACAATGAGTTCATTCGCAAATCTCAAGCGCCAATCTGGCAATCTCGATAAGCTGTCTAAGGCTATCGAACAACTTAATAGCAACGAATCTTCATCCAAAGAAGATAACTTCTGGAAGCCAGAAGTCGATAAGGTCGGAAACGGTTACGCCGTCATTCGATTCTTGCCTGCACCGTCTGTTGACGGTGATGATGCGCTGCCTTGGGTCAAGGTGTTCAATCACGGATTTCAGGGTCCCGGTGGTTGGTACATCGAAAACTCGCTCACGACATTGAATCAAAAGGATCCAGTCTCGGAGTACAACACTCAACTTTGGAATTCTGGTGTAGAAGCCAACAAAGAAATTGCTCGTAAGCAAAAGCGCCGTCTTTCTTACATTGCAAACATTCTTGTTGTGGAAGACGCAAAGAATCCACAGAATGAAGGTAAAGTATTTCTTTACAAGTTCGGTAAGAAAATCTTCGACAAGATCACCGAAGCAATGAATCCTCAGTTCGAGGATGAGAAGGCTATCAACCCATTTGATTTCTGGGAAGGTGCTAACTTCAAGTTGAAGATTCGCAAGGTAGAAGGTTATCAGAACTACGACAAGTCCGAGTTCGAAAAGGCTTCTGCTGTTTTCGATGATGACAATAAACTCGAAGCTCTTTGGAAGAAAGAATACTCTCTCAAGGAATTCGTTGCACCATCAAACTTCAAGTCGTATGACGAACTGAAGGCCAAGATGGACAAGGTTCTTGGTTTGGATGGCTCTAAGCCAGCACTTCGAACCACAGTCGAACAGGCTAAGGCTGCACCTCGCAAGCCAGAACCTACGACAGAATCGCTTGTCGATGATGACGATGATATGGCATATTTCAGTAAACTCGCTGAAGAAGCCTAAAGTGAAAAAAGAAAAAGGACCGAAAGGTCCTTTTTTTTACTTTAGTTCTTAGCCGTAGACCCACCAAAGACATAATCAAGAATACTAGTATCATCCCTCTGTGATGCGGCAGCAGAAACTGGCTTTGCTGCTGAAGAAGAATTATTTACCTTGTTCGTCACGATAGGAGCAATTGTAGTCCATCTATCAATGCGTTGCTGAGTCACCAAGTCCACGTTCGTATCTATCGCGTCCACGACTGGCGGGGGTGGAAGCGGCTCCCGTTTTATTCGTGTAAAGGGAACAATTCTAATTCCCGTTACTGCATCTTCTCTGGGTACTCCAATATTGACCGTGCCTTTGAATCCTTCGGCCAGTAATGGTTGTCCTGCTTGTTCTTCACGGGAGATATTGACTTTAGGTATTACTGTTAACTGGTTTAATTGTGTAACCTTTGCTGGATCATCTTTTACCCAGTCCAGTCTCAATAACTGTTCTTTTTTTTCTTCTTCAATTCTATTACCATTTTTCGTTGCCTGTTTGATAATATTATCAAAATCTTCATCGCGCATTTTTTTATCTACGTCAGGTCCACCAAATAATTTCTGAGACACTCCTTGCAACCATGTGCCTAATGTGGCAGTTTTGTCTCCAGTGTGGAATTGAACCATTGCATCCAGTGTCGGTGCAACAATCTCTGTGCCTATTATATAACCAGCGGCTCCAGCGGCCGCTACCAAAAGCGCGGGCTTAAATATCGAAGCAAAAGGTCCTACTTTTATCAACGCCTTGGCAATATCCGCCAAAGTGTCAAACTTAGCCAACGCTTTAAGCCAACCAAGTCCTAACAACCATTTGAATGGAGAAATAGCATCGTTAATTAAACCTTTAACAAAACCTATAGCATCATCTATCAGGCCATTCACCTTGGCAAAAACTCCAGAAATCGAGTTCTTAATAAAGTCCATGATTCGTTTTAGGAAACCACCTTCTTCTTTCTTGGCAGTTTTCTTTGTATCTACATCCAATGAAGTATACTGTTTCAATATCTCCAAGAAATCATCATGACGTTCTTGTTCCTCATTTATCTTTTCTTCTCTGAAAGTGTCCTGTAGTTCCGATCTCTTCTTATTATTTTCATAAGATTTTTTCATGAAGTCGAACATTTGAGAT